GGTGATCGAAAGGCGCGACATTTTTCTAGCGTCAGCGCGTAAGGCCCGTTATTGAGAATAGCCTAGGGGCGAGCTTGGGCGTAGCTATTCCCAGCTCCATAACTTCAAACTAAGGTGTTATGGACTTTAGTTAAGTCACTTTTGCTGGTCACTTTCACGGAATTAGCTCTCATAAAGGGCTGTAGTCAGGCGGCAGTTAGTCACGCTGTGCGAAAGGGTCGCATTGCTGGCGCGTTGGTTGAAAAGGACGGCAAACGCTGGCTGGATCGGGACTTGGCGTTAGAGCTTTGGGATAAGAACACGGTGAACACAGCGAATAGCAAGGTGCGAAAGCCTGATGCTGTGGAGCCGGTGCCGCGTGATGCTGGCGAGCTTGAGGCAGCGATTAACAAGCTGCCTGACGATGCGATCCCGGAGCTGAACGAAAGCAGGGCTAGGCGTGAGCACTACCAAGCGGAGCTAGCAAAGCTGCAAGTGACGCAGCAGCGCGGCGAGTTGGTGCCGGTTGACGAGGTGAAAAAAGAAGCGTTCAACATTGGCCGAGCGGTGCGGGAGAGCTTGGCGAATTTGGCGGATAGGTTGAGCCATCAGTTGGCGGGTGAGACCGATCCGGTAGTGATCCACAAGCTGCTTAGCGATGAGCACCGGGCTGCGCTGTTGGAGCTTGCAGGGGGCGGCGAATCATGAGCGCATGGCGTGATGGATTTATGGACGGGCTGCGGCCTGAGGCGCAGCTAACGGTCAGTCAGTGGGCGGACGGCTACAGGTTGCTGAGTAGCAAGGCAAGCGCGGAGCCAGGGCCATGGCGCACCAGTCGGACGCCATACCTGCAAGAGCCGATGGACTGCCTGAGCACGGCGTCAACGGTGCAGCGTGTGGTGATGATGTTTGCCGCGCAGACGGGCAAGACGGAAGCGGGCAGCAACTGGCTGGGCTATGTCATAGACCATGCGCCTGGGCCAATGCTGTGCGTGCAGCCGACTGTGGAGATGGCAAAGCGTCTTAGCAAGCAGCGGCTTGAGTCGATGATTAGCGAAACGCCGTGCTTGTCGGAAAAGATCGCACCGGCCAGAAGCCGGGACAGCGGAAACACGATGTTCAGCAAAGAGTTTCCTGGCGGAATGATGCTGCTGACGGGAGCTAACTCGGCAACGGGTCTGAGGTCTGCGCCGTGCCGCTACATCTTTGCGGATGAGATCGACGCATTCCCCACCGATGTAGATGGCGAAGGCGACCCGGTGAGTTTGGCGGAGAAACGGGCCACGACATTCGCCAGGCGAAAGATACTGCTGACCAGCACGCCAACAATCAAGGATCACAGCCGGATCGAAGCGGAGTATTTGCGCAGCGATCAGCGGCGGTTCTTTGTGCCCTGCCCGAAGTGCGGGGAGATGCAATGGCTTAAGTGGGCACAGATGAAGTGGGAGGATAACGATCCGCAAACGGCGCGCTACGAGTGCGAGCACTGCGGCGAGCGTTTTGAAGAGTTGCATAAACCGGCAATGCTGCGCCGTGGTGAATGGCGAGCGACTGCGCCAGGTGATGGGCGGACTGCTGGGTTTCAGTTGTCTGGGTTGTATAGCCCGCTGGGTTGGTTCAGTTGGGCCGACATGGTGGAGGAATTTTTGCGGGCCAAGTCAGACGCGCCGGCATTGAAGACATGGCTCAACACGCGAGCGGCGGAGACGTGGGAGGAAGATTATGCAAGCAAGGTGAGCGCAGACGGATTGCGTGAGCGTTGCGAGCACTTCCCGATGGGCGTGTTGCCTGAGGGGACGTTGGCGCTGACGTTTGGTGTTGACGTGCAGGACAACCGCTTGGCAATCAGCGGATGGGGCTGGGGCCGTGATGAGGAAGGCTGGCTTGTATATCACCAAGAGATTTTTGGTGATCCCTCTCGTGCCGATTTGTGGAAGCAAGTGGATGAGGCAGTGCTGCGGGAATGGGAACACGCAAGCGGCGCAAAGATGCGGCCGGATGTGGTGTGTTGCGATAGCGGCGGCCACTTCACGGCTGAGGTTTACCAGTACGCGCGAGAGCGTGCGCGACAGGGTGTGATTGCGATCAAGGGTGCAAGCGCAAGAAACCGCCCGGTGATTGGCAAGGGCAGCCGGGTAGACATCAACGCGAAGGGAAAGACGATGAAGCGTGGCGCGATGGTTTTCAGCGTTGGCACTGACACGGCGAAATCAACGCTGTTCGCGCGGTTGAAACACAACGAACCGGGGGAGGGTTATCTGCACTTTCCGGTCGATGTTTCTGATGAGTATTTCCAGCAACTGACGGCTGAAAAGCAGGTGATGAAGTACACGCGCGGCGGCTTCCCTGTGCGTGAGTGGGTCAAGAAAGCGAACGCACGAAACGAGTCGCTGGATACGTTGGTTTACGCCTATGCGGGGCTGCAGTATCTCTACCAGCGAAGGGATCGGCGGACGATCTGGGATCAGTTGGAGCGAAGGCTTGAGGAGCCAGAAAAGGCACCGCTAAGATCAAGAAAAGCCGCGGCCAATAGCGCAGGCAGTTTCGTCAACAACTGGTAGCCGTGATCAAACATCCTGCCGAAATCAGAATTGGCGACACAGTGATCTTTGATGTGCCGGCGTTTGCCAATAGCGTTGGGGACACGATTGATAGCGGGACTTATACGCTCACTTGGTACGGCCGGACAAATACAGCAAGCAAGGGCGCATCAGTTACGGCCGCGGCTTATAGCGACGGCTGGCGGGTGACGATTCCATCGACCACGACAGATGATTGGGTCGCGGGTGATTGGTTTTTTCAGCTTGTAGCGGTTGCTGGCAGCACTCAATATCTGGCCGGTGAGGGTCAATTCAAGGCAATTGCAAGCCTTGCATTCACGGGCGATCCGGGCGCTTTTGATGGCCGCTCACGGGCACAGGTGGATCTAGTGGCTGTGCAGTCTGCGATCCGCACGATTTTGGATGGCGGCGCAGTCCAGAGTTATTCAATTGCAGGCCGTAATCTTGCGCGCTATGGCTTGGCGGATTTGCTTGCGCTTGAAACTAAACTGAAGGCTGAGGTTAAGCGCGAGCAGACTGCTGATCTGATCCGCAACGGCCAGGGCAACCCCCACAACCTGTTCGTGAGATTCTGATGGGCGTTCGATCTGCATTCCGCGAGCTGTTCCGCAGAGAAGAGCCCCGCCGTCGCCGTCGTGCTTATGGCGGCGCAAGGATGAGCCGTCTAACTAGCGATTGGGTCACCAGTTCGACTAGCGCAGATTCAGAGATTAAAAGCAGCTTCAAGATGCTGCGGAATCGCGCGCGTCAGTTGTGCCGCGATAACGATTACGCGAAGCAAGCACTGCGCAGCATCACAAACAATGTGATTGGGCACGGCATCAAGCACCAGTCACAGGTGCGGATGCAACGCGGCGGCAAGTTAGATGAGGCCGTTAACGCGCGCATTCATGAGGCATGGATGCACTGGAGCCATAAGAGCCGCTGCGATGTGAGCGGGCTGCTGGGCTTCCACGACATCGAGCGGATGGCGTGCCGGAGCTTGGCTGAGTCTGGCGAGGTGTTCATCCGTCTTATCCGCCGGCCGTTTGGTGATAGCCGGGTGCCGTTTGCGCTGCAGGTGCTTGAGTCGGATTATCTGATCGACGATGACGTGCCGACTGCCAAGGATGGCAACACGGTGCGGATGGGGATTGAGGTTGACGCCTACCTGCGACCGCAGGCTTATCACTTCTACGCCAACCATCCTGGTGACGTGTATGCAGGCAACACGCGCACCGCTCGCCGTATCCGCGTACCGGCTGAGGATGTAATCCATCTGTTTATGCCTGAGCGCCCCGGCCAGACCCGTGGCGTGACGTGGTTCGCATCGGCGTTGATGCGTCTGCACATGCTTCAGGGCTACGAGGAAGCCGAGGTAGTGCGGGCACGGGCCAGCAGCGCATTGATGGGATTCATCACCAGCCCTGAGGGCGAGTTGCTTGGTGATGATGTGGTGGACAACGAACGGGTTACAGATTTCTCACCCGGCAAATTCGCCTATCTCGATCCCGGCCAAAGTGTCACTGTCCCAGATCTAAACGCACCCGATGGCCAACTGGAGCCATTCACCCGTTCAATGCTTAAAGCTGTTGCTGCGGGCCTTGGCACGTCGTTTGAGTCGGTGTCTAAGGATTTCTCGCAAACGAACTATTCCTCCAGCCGGTTGAGCTTGCTGGAAGAGCGCGACACCTACCGGGTGTTGCAGCGGTTCTTTGTTGAAAACTTTCACCAGATCATTTTTGAAAAGTGGCTTGATATGGCGGTTCTTAGCGGTGAGCTGAGCCTGCCCGGCTATGAGACAAATCCTGACCGCTATCGGATGAGCAAGTGGGTGCCCCGCAGTTGGGAGTGGGTGGATCCGCAGAAAGAAGTGGCGGCGTATAAGGCAGCAGTCCGCTGCGGGTTTAAGACGCTTGGCCAAGTGATTAGTGAGCAGGGCGGTGATCTGGATGACGTGCTGCTGATGCGTCAGGCAGAGCTAGCCATGGCTGATGAAATGGGCCTGGTGCTTGATACCGATCCAAGCGAAGTAAATGGCGGCGGCGGCTCACAGCCAGCGATGGGGCTAGGCGCTGAACCTGCATTTGAGGAAACGCCATTGCCAATGGTGGAGGAAGAGCAACCCGAGGAAGTTGCCGAGGTGGCAGAAGATGGCGAGGATTAAAGCCGATAGAATCAAGGAAATCAGCGATAGAAGTATGTCAACGAATCGCGCGGAGCCAGATGAGCTTAGGGTTGGCGATTTTGTCGAGTGGGAATCAGGCGGCGGAACTGCTAAAGGCAAGATTGATCGCATTGAACGCGATGGCGTGATCAACGTTCCCGATTCTGAGTTTGAGATCAACGGTGATGCAGATGATCCTGCTGCATTGATTACTGTTTATCGCGAAAACGATGAAGGGTGGGAAGAAACCGACGTGCAGGTGGGGCATCGGTTCTCAACTCTCACCAAGATTGCAAACTTGCGCAGCTTGACCGGCAAGTATCAGCGCGCCGAGGTGACCACCTTTGATGAGGTGGAGGATCGCACTTATGAGTTTCCGTTTAGCTCTGAGTATCCAGTTGCGCGGTATTTCGGCAACGAAATTCTGAGCCATGAAATGGATGCAGCAGATTTCAGCCGTCTCAACGATGGCGCGCCACTGCTGTTTAACCACAACCCTGATCGAGTGATTGGAGTTGTTGAGCGCGCATACATGGATAAGAAGAAAAAGCGCGGTTATGCGCGTGTGCGGTTCAGCCGCAATCCGTTCGCTCAGGAAGTCTTGAGCGACGTGAAGGATGGCGTTCTACGGAATGTCTCCTTCGGCTATTCCATCGACAAAATGGAAGAGCGAGAGGGTGGCGATTTTGTCGCCACTTCTTGGGCTCCTTATGAAGTGAGCGTGGTTTCAGTGCCGGCTGACCCTGGCGTTGGAATCGGGCGATCTTTAGAAGAGCCCGAAACCGAACCCGCTGCCTCGGCAGCAACATCCACACCACCCATTCCTGAAATGGAAAACACCACCCCTGACTTGGAAGTGGTGCGGGCCGAGGCCGTTGAGGCTGAGCGCACCCGCATCGCTGAAGTGACCAGCCTGTGCAACAAGCACGGCATGGAAGATCTGGGCCGTCAGCTTGTCGAGTCTGGTCGTTCTATCGATCAGGCCCGAGCTGCTGTGCTCGAACAACTCAACATCAAAGAAGAGCCTGTGACCATGCAAGCCGCCGAAATCGGCCTGAGCAAAGAAGAAGCACGCAGCTTCTCCTTCCTCCGCGCCATCAACTATCTCGCTAACCCCACCGACCGCGCAGCACGCGAGGCCGCTGGTTTTGAGATCGAAGCCTCTGAAGCTGCAGCCGCCAAGCTCGGCCGCTCTTCCCGCGGTATCACCATCCCCATGGATGTTATGACCCGCGATCTCAACGTGGGCACCGCTTCCGCCGGTGGCAACCTGGTTGAGACTCAGCTGGATTCCGCAAACTTCATCGATCTGCTGCGCAACGCTTCCGCACTGGATCAAGCAGGCGCAACCGTGCTGACCGGCCTCTCTGGCAACGTCAACATCCCCCGTCAATCCGGCGCTGGCACTGCTTACTGGGTCGCTGAGTCTGGCTCACCTACCGAGTCACAGCAGACCATTGATCAGATCAGCCTGACTCCTAAGACCTGCGGTGCTTTCACCGATTACAGCCGCAAGCTGCTGATCCAATCCTCCATCGACGTGGAGAACATGGTCCGCAACGATCTCGCCCGTGTGATTGCACTGGAGATCGACCGCGTGGGTCTGTATGGCTCCGGTTCTTCTAACCAGCCCTTGGGCCTGAAGGACACCACCGGCGTGCTGACCGAGGATTTCGCTGCTGACACCCCGACTTTCTCCGAGGTTGTCGCGCTTGAGTCCGACGTGTCCGGCGCTAACGCTCTGCTGGGCAGCCCTGTTTACCTGATGAACTCCGCAATGCGCGGCGGTCTGAAGACTAAGGCCAAGGATTCTGGCTCTGGTCTGTTCGTCATGGAAGGCGATCTGGTGAACGGCTACCGCGGTGTTCTGTCCAACCAGGTTGCATCCGGTGATCTGTGGTTCGGCAACTTTGCTGACCTGATCATTGGTTATTTCTCCGGTCTCGACCTGATGGTTGATCCTTACACCGGCAGCACCTCCGGCACCGTCC